GCACCACGCGGCCTTAATACGAGCGTCATCAAAAAAGCCTGGGGCACTGATGCGACCAGAGGCGACAGCATCACTCAACCACTCCACATAGATCGGCTGACAAAACCGATTAGCCAGCCAGTTTCGGCTTTTTCGATAGCCGCGCCAGGCATCCATCAGCGCCGCACGCGAGGCGCTGTAGCTGCTGTTAAAAGCCTTGGCTAAGACTTCGTAGGGCATGTTAAGCCCCATCGCGATCTCTTTTAGGACCGCATCCCAGAACGCATTAAAATTGGCGTTAGGCCTGCCTGGTTGTGGACTGCTTACCGTCTCACCTGGCAAAAGATTAACGATCTTGCCAGACTTGATTCCACCATCAATCGTGATAGTTGAATTTTGAGCCGATGAAATAATTTGTTGTTTACTAGGTTCGTCGAACAGCGTGTCAAATGCCTCAGGGTCCATCGTGGCAAAAACCGCCAGAACTGCAGAATTGACAGCTGCATCAACCTCGGCATCGCTGTAGCGATCAAGCTGCTTGATTTTTGACAGGATCGGCGCCAGCCATGGCACGCCACGGGTTTGACTGGGCCGATCTTTGCGGGTGAGGTGCAGGACATTGGTCCGACCTGTTGCCTCCCCATAGAACGGTCGGTATTCCCATTCAATCGGCGGGCCAATCAACCTGGCGCCAGGATGTCGGTTACAGATCCAAACACCAATAGGCCGGCCGCTAGGGTCTTTCTCGATGCCTTGAATGCACTTGACACTGTCAGCCGTATAGCCTTTGTTGCTGATTCGATCTGCTTCAATAATCTGCACGCTCAACCGATAGGGCCAGCCCTGAATATCTGTGTCAGTTAATAGCGTGAAACTGTCGCCACTGACACGAAACGATCGATAAGCTAAACCTTGCAACTCATAAAAATTCTGCTCCCGCATCGAATCACATAAATTTGATTTTGCCCATACCTCAAAGTCGTCTTCCACTTCCGCTTGCCAAGTTGAAGCCTCGTCATCTGAAAGCCCTAGAAGTCGCGCATTGATGCGGCTTTGCAATGACAAGCCGGTGCCAACGACATAGGTCAGGTCGGTTTCAATCGCGCCAGTAGCAATCGGGCAATTCCTTTCGGCATCACGCGAGCGTGCCCGAAGCTCCCGCAGATCACGAATCGAATCACCGTCGGCGTCTCGGATGCCGGGCAGCCATGAGGCAAATCGATCCGTATAGCCACCGCCGACGTAACCGCCAGGCAAGCTAATCCCGCTCGCTTGGATTCCTTGCTGGCCGCCAGACAGCTGAGCAATGGCCGCCGCCATTTTCTCGGCCCGTTTCTGCAATGACTTTTTGGAGGCCATCAGAACAGGGGGGAGGGTGTTACGGATCGGTTGCGGGTTGACCGTGAAGCCAGATCTTGAACCCGCTTATTCCACAAATTGATGCCAGCCTGAACCGCCGCCAGGTCGGCACGTTGCATTTTGCGGTCGCCAATCTGATACATCTGCCCCGAAAGAATCGCGGTTTCCGCAGCTAAATACTTGTCCAGCTGCGCCTGTGCCAGGGCTAATGTAATTCCTGCCATGGCCTCAGGCTAACGAGTCTGACTAGCGGACCCAACCAGAGAGCGAGACTTTGCCGCCGCTGATGCCATGGGTCTGCGCAGCCGCCTGCGCCTCCAGCTGATCCCACATGGTCGCCCGGTTGTAGCGACGGGCCACCAACTGCAGGGCTGCGTAGGCCATTCGGGTGCAGTCGCCAGCTTCGTCGCGGTCGCTGTCGGCCTTGCGCCATTCGTATTGGGTGAACCCCTTGACTACCTTTGCCCGTCTCTTCCATGGGAACAGTTCGGCCAGGAACTGATCGGTAGCAGCCTGCCCTAGGTGCATGTATCCAGGGCCAGGGGTCTCGATTCTCAGCCGGCCCTGAAGGTGAACCATGCTGGCATCGGTCCCGATGATGTAGAGCAGGAGGCCTCGCGTTGGCTTTACCACGCTCCTGTTTTTGGCGTCCACGTCAACAGGCGTGCCCTTGCCGATCAGGGCTTTACCGGCCGTGCCGCTCCCTTTCATTGGCACCCAGACGTTTTTCCTGCTCTGGCAAAACGCCCGAACCGCAGCCGGTGCCAGGCCGCCATCGTCAACGCCGCCTTTTGCCAGAGTCAGCTCTCGGCCATCCTCGCGTACCCAGCGGGTCGAGGCCACGTTGTCTACCTGCTGCCACACCTCGTCCTGCCTGGGGTCGCCATGGATCTCCCAGTGCCCGATATGCCAAGCTTCCTCACCGTGGCCCCATCCCCAGACTGTCAGCACCAACCGTTCCCCTACAGTGCCGCCGCCGCCCTGGACATCGACCCCAGCGGTGAGCACCAACACACCATTGGGCACGGTGCCCACCGGATAGCCGTTGCCAGAGTCGAGAGCCTGACGCCGTGTGGCCAAGCCTTCAACGTTGAAAGCGTTTTCGATGTCGTCTTTCCAGGCATCGGCGGCCCGTTTGTTGACCCACCCCTTCAACAAGATCCTGTCAGCCTTGGCCCTCAGGAATTGATCCCTGATTTCGTTCCACGAATACCCCAGCCCTAGGGCAGCGTTCCAGCTGGGTAGGTGGAATCCTGCGGTGATCCCGTCGCCCTTGGCCGATGGAGTCCATATCCCCTCCTGCAAAATCCGCGCCTTGTGGCGCTCTTCAAATCGCTCTGCGCAGTGGGAGCATTCGTAGAGCACCTCTGCATCCGGAGCTTCCCACTTGAACTGGGCCCAGATCAAAACCTGACGCTTCCCGCACGCAGGGCATGGCACATGAAAGCGCCGCTGATCGGATCGGTTGTAGAACTCCCAGGTGATCCGGCACGCTCCCTCTTCGCCAGGGGTCGAGGTGATCAGCGTTTTGCCGTTGCGGAAGGTGGCAGTTCGAGATTCAAAATTTTCTAGCGGGTCCCCTTTGTCGTCCATCTCCAGGGGGTAGCTGCTGACCTCATCGGCAAACAGGTTGGCAGCCGGCATCGACTGAGCGGCGCTGGCGCTGTTGGCCCCGGTCAGCACAAACAACCCACCCGGAAACAGCTTTAGGAATGCCGTGTTGCCGCTGTCTCTGCTGCGCGCCGGGGCGATCCGCTGGGACAACACCTCGGTCTCCCGTATGAATGGCTCCAGTCGCTGCCGGTTCAACCGCTTGGCCATTTCTAGGGTCGGCTGGACCAGCAGGGTTGGCGCCGGCCGCCAGTGGATGATCGAACCCAGCCAGTTAAGACCCACCTCAGTCTTCCCACATTGAGATCCAAACATCAGGACCACTCGCCGGGTTTTGCTGCCGGCTGACAGGCATTGCATTGGCTCCCTGAGATAAGGCGTGCGGGCGGTTCGCCAGGGCCCCGGCTCTGGGCATCCGATCCCAGAAAGCACCCGGTAACGGTCGGCCCATTCGTCAACCGTGCCTAGATCCTCCGGCCGGATCCCTTCGCGGAATGCCTTGCGGTAGGCGGCTGCAGCATCAGCCATCGGCCAGCATCCGCAGCGCCGTCAGGATCTCCTCCTCCAACCGGCGCTCAATATCGAATTGATCGGTCAGCGCCGCCAGGTCGGCGGACACTCGGGGAACGATCCCCAGCATTCCCTCTCGGACGGTCTTGGCCAGGGCGTAGGCCTCGCGTTTCATCTCGGCAATGGAGCCCACCTCCTCCCGATCACGCAGGGCGCCGACCCTTGCGCGTTCGGCGTTGTAGTGCTCACGGCGTTTGATGGATTCGTTCAGATCCTGGACTTTATCTTCTGGCAAGCCAGCGATGTAGGACTGTAATTCGCCATCACTGGGGAGGCGTGTGTCTGCTGGAGGGGGTTTAGGTGATGCGGTTGCCTTGGTGGTTCCGCTCCTGTTGTTGGCCCGCTTGGTGGAGTCCCACAAAGCATCGGCCTTATCAGAATCAATCAACATGGCGCCACGTCGCTCCGTCATGGCGTCTGCGATCCGTTGCTTTTTGGCTTTGCTCACCGCGACTTCACTACAACCGCGATGCCTGGCGTACTCCGCCTGCGTCATCAATGACATAGCAACCGTCTTAACCGATCATCCTTAACCGCATTTTACTTAGGTTAAGCTGCTGGTTAAGACTGTTTTCGGGGTAGGGGTTGGTGTGTTTTTGCTTGACATGGGCTAAACCATCAAAAAATTCTGACGCTAAAAATTAAACGTGGTTCGAATTTACC